CACCACCACCACCACGTTTCAGCCGACGCACGAAAAAACCCTGCCGGGACCGAAGTCCCGGCAGGGTCAGGCAACCGACTACCGGTCAGTACATGTAGCCCTCGTCATCCTCCTCGTCCCACTGCGCACGGCGCGCGCGCCGGTTGCGGTCGGCCGCGTCATCCTCGCCCAGTGACCGCAGGAACGCGTCCAACTCCGCATCGAAATCATCCGGGCCGGTGATCTGGGACAGCACGAACGATTCGTGAACGGAGACGATCGCGTCGGTGCGATCCCAGCCCGACGCGTCATCGAAATTGACGCGACCGTCAAGGACATCTCCAGCCAGATCGGAGATAGCCGTGACGATGGCCATCTCCGGCGCGGTCAGATCCCCGTAGGTTTCCGCGCCGCGCAGAGTCGCGCCGGTCAGCACGTCCGCCATGATTGCGGCACACGTGCCCTGTGCCAGCGCTTCGCGCTCGGCCGCGCTGCGACCCTGCGAGACGAGATACGCATGTGTTCCGGTCATCTCTGACCCCTTTCGGTGTGCTGGCCGACCCGATGTCATGCCATGCACTCACAAACCTAGTGCATCCATCTTGTGTCGCAAAATTTGTGGTGCGTCTCCTTAAACGGCACAACTTGCAGATCCACATCTTGAAAAGCAAGTATACTATAAGTTCCAGCCAAGATAAGCTTGCTTTACAAATTTAAGTAGCGTATACTGGAGACATGAATCCATACCGAGAAATCCGCCTCGACTCCAGCCTCACGCAAAAGGACCTTGCCCAATCCCTCCAAATCACTCCACAGGTTATTCTCCGTACCGAGCAAGGCTTGTTTAGTTCTCCCCCTTCATCTCTCACTCAAGCTATGTCAGACCTATCCGGCCTGTCGCCTGAACAACTCACTCAGCAGTATTACTCTTGGGTTTTTCAGGAGAGGCAACTTAACGGCTCCCATTATAAAGTCCAGCAGGCCATTTCAAGCCTCCGGTATGCGCCTACTAATGTTCCCTGGAGAGCCTTTAGGGTTAACTACCTGCTCTGTGACAGTGTGGCTTCGTTTGCTAAGCTAATAGTAGTTCAGATTTCGATTGTCCAGGAGTTCGAGAAGCTGGGGCGGAATTTGGACCAAATAGAATCGATCCTGCTTAGCTGGAAGGTTCCTACCGGTAAACTGATCTGGCCCGCTGACAAGAAAGCTCTAGCTAATGCCTGACGCCCCTGTTCCTCCGGTAAAGCCTCCGGTAACTAGTTCAGCAGAAGATTCAGTTAAGTTAGCGATGCATGATGATAAAACGCCGCTCTCGTATCAAGCGACACTATCCTCCCCTGTCGCCATTCGCACCCAGTGGGGATTTGAACGAGGCGATTTGATATCGTTAGTTGAGCTAACCTACTACCTTTATGAGAAGTTAGAGCGGCTGCCGACCAAGAAAGAGCTAGCTAGTAACTTGTTTCGGATTAATCCTCCGGCACCGGAAGACTTTAATAAGATTTACAAGAGTGCTATTTTCAAGACGGCTTGCTACTACCGGGGAATTAGGACCGATGACGGTAAACCTGCTAATTCAGCGCTAGCTGGCTTGGATGAGCGGCAGAGATTAACTATTGCAGCGATTACTGACTACACTTCCCGGCTCACGCTCGATGGCAAGCTTAAGAGAATTGGCGTTTCGGCATGGGAATATTCTGCCTGGATGAACTACCCGCCGTTCCGGAATAAGATTAAGGAACTTGCTGATAAGAGCCTCAAGCATTCAGAATCGCTCGCTGACGTAGCATTAGCCTCCGGCGCGGTTAACGGGAAACTTGACTTCATCAAGTACGCTGATTTAAGATCAGGGAGATTCGACCCTAGCGCACGTTCTGCCCTTGATGTAGAATACGTAATTAGAAGTGTTATGGAGATTATCATGAAGCATGTTCGGGACCCTGAACTGCTGCGAGCTATTGGTGGGGACTTGTCGATCCTGGCGGCCGGGGCCGGGATGAATCCTGAAAGTGCAGCCTCACCAGAATTAGAATAAGCCCGAGGGATAGCCCTGTCGCCGAAAGGTTTAGACTATAATGGGAACTACATATACTACCAGGCTCCAGCTAGCGAAACCGGATGAGAACGAATATCAGGTAGTTGGGGTTATCAACAATAACTCTGACGCGCTGGACAAACTTATCGGCGCTAGGATGGTGGCGGCAAATGTTATTCCACCGGCGAATGAGCTTTACGACGGACTGGTAGTTAATGAGCGGGACACCGGGAAATCTTGGGTAGCGAGTAGTAACGGCTCCGGGGGATATGACCGGGCCTGGATTCGCTACCCTTGGTATTTGTATTCGGTTTCAGGAGTGGTGGGTAGCTGGGGAAATGGTGAGGCTCGGAATCTGGCCCAGACCTGGAGTAATGGGGTAAACAGCACTCCTACCGACGTGCCGTCTGGATACATCAGAGTTCCAATTCAGGGCGTTTATTCGTTCGCTATTTACTCTCAATGGGGGACAGTCCAGACATTGGCTGGGACCATTAATGTGACCTATCAGGTGGGGGCCACGACCGGTTCAATGGTTAATTCGCCATTCACGGCAATGCACCGGCCCAGTACGACACTGTTCAATACTGTGACTGTGTTTCCTCCTATGCAATACAATGCTGGCACGTTGATTATGCCGCGTTTGTATCAGCTGACAGGTGATACCTGCAACAATGTCTGGATCCATTGTGTTCTGCAAATGATGGGGCCGACTGGAAAGAATAACGCATGACCCGGCCCACTGGATCTAGATTCAACCGTCCAGGTGCGGATGATGAACAATTCACCAACCTGTCGCCTAGAGACGTGGCGAACATTCATGTCACCAGCGATAAAGATTCTCGGGCTGAGGCTATTCATCACACTCTAGGTCAGAGCGGCTATCAAGCCAGCCCCGGAGACCATGCCCATGATGGAATTACTAGCCCTCAGATCCCTGTAGCTAATCTTCCTGTCGCCGCAATTCTTGCCCTCCTGATTCCGACTGGCACAGTGTGGGTTTGGGCTGGGCCCTACACCACAGTTCCGACTGGTTGGTGCATTTGTGACGGTAGAGAAGTAGGCAGGACAGATCCTGTTTATGCTGCTCTGTACGCAGCTATTCAGACAAACTACGGCTCGCTTGGCGCGGGGACATTTAGCATCCCGGATGGCCGTGGCAAAGCTATTTACGGTTATACCGGAGGTTTACCTAGCTTTAATCAGCTAGGTAAAACCGGTGGCTCGGAAACTATGGCGCACACGCATACTGTTGCTGTCCACTCACACCCATTAGGTGATACCGGCTGGGCTCAGATTGTCACGGTTGCTGCTAGCCCAGCCATTTTTGCTCGACGCATCAGTGCCACTTCTTGGCAGGCCAACTTGTCCCAGGTCGGCACTGCTTTTGCTAGCGCCAGTGCTGCTGAAACGCTAGGTACGGCTTTGGATGGCACAACCGGTAATAATACGACTCCCACAGGTACCGGAGCGGCGTCGAACAGTAATGCCCTGTCGCCGTACATCACCATGAACTACATGATCAAACTCTAGGGGAGACAGTGGCAGTAAGAAAGCTAGCTCCTGTCGCCGAAAAGACTAATCTAAGCATTCAAGATATGCTTCTGGAACTTGCTGAGGGATTGCATCATCAGGCAGCGGAGCCGAATCTGCTGGCCTATCAACCGCATCCGAAGCAGGTTAAATTTCATGAAAGCACGGCTAGTTCTAAGTTATATATCGGAGGAAACCGATCAGGAAAAAGCACTGCTGGAGTTGTCGAGGATCTTTGGTGGGTTACCAAAAGACATCCATATCGACAGCTTCCTCCTGGACCATTACGAGGTCGAGTCATCGGCGTGGATTTCACTACGGGCATTGATCAGATCCTCATCCCAATCTTTAAGAGATGGATCATTCCTTCGGATCTTATCAATGGAAGTTGGGAAGATTCCTGGACTGCGCGTTCGAGAACTCTCCGTCTCGCAAACAAATCTTCCATAGATTTTAAGTCCTACGAGCAGAGCACTCTGCAACAGGCTGGCGTCTCAAGACACTTCACGCACTTTGACGAAGAGCCGCCTAAGAGTATTTTCGATGAAAACCTGACCCGGTTGGTCGATACTAACGGCTCGTGGTGGATCACCATGACGCCCACAGAAGGTATGACGTGGGTCTATTTTGATTTGTATGAGACCAAGCCGAATAATCTTCTAGTCATCGAAGTCGATATGGATGATAATCCTTACTTGTCCAAGGAAGCGAAGGAAACTCTCCTAGGATTTCTGGATGAAGAGGATCGTAAGACACGCAAATCTGGAAAGTTCACCACTAAGGGTGGCTTGGTATTCAAGCATTTTAATGACCGTTACCCCTACGTCATTAACAACTGGATGCCTCCTGCTGGTTGGGGAGTATACATTAGCATTGACCACGGTATTAATAATCCGACCGCTATATGCTGGCATGCTGTCTCGCCGACTGGCGATAGGGTTATTACTTTTCACTGTTATTATCAAACTAATAAGATCGTAGCTGATCATGCCAAGTACATTCACAGGTTTAACCGTGAGAATCATCTCCAGCCGCTGCTAGTCACCGGTGATCCGGCGATGAAGCAGCGTAACGGGGTGACAGGATCTAGTATAGTTCAGGAGTATGCCAAGCGGGGGATTCATCTTGCTCTCGAAGGCGTCCCGAAAGATGTTGGGATTGGCCTAGAGAAGATGATGATGTACTTGAAAATTAGAAGTGCGTCCCATCAACCAACGTGGCAGATGACACAAGATTGCCAGCCGTTGATTCGTGAGATGATGTTGTACTCCTGGAAGACTGCAATCTCTCCCAAGGTAGCCGATAGGATTAATCCCTACCAGGTTCCTAATAAGAAGAACGATCATGCCATAGATTCGTCTCGATACTTCTTTACGCTCATGCCTGATCTTGTGCCGGAATTTGGGGAGGAATTTGACGACACAATCGAGTTTGATCCGGGGACAATTTACGACACGCTCGCCAAGATGGCAGAACTTCCGACGCGGCAGAACATGTTGGGATTATGGCGGGCTCCGTCTGTCGCCCAAGTTGTCCGTCATAACAAGGGTCTATCAGAGAGTGACCCCGAGAACTGGACGATAACTTCCCGTCAACCTGAGCATCGCTACTCTGACGGCATGGAGGATGACTAATGGCTCTGAGTTTTATCCAGGGAAGGTACCTTCCTAATCCGGCTACATGTATTTCATGTGGATCTACCGGTAAGGATTCTATCGACACAGGCCGTAGTGAGCCGATGTCAGGTGCTATCTTGATCTGCGTAGAATGTTACAAGTGGGCTGCACTTAATTTCATCCAGCTAGGACTGATGTCTAGTCTTGATCATGAGATTCAGCTTAATCAGGTACAGGAAAGTCTCGATAGGGGTGCTCGGATTGATCCAGCTTTCGATCAGTTGGCAACAGATTTTGATATTATTCTCAGTCGTGCTCGTGACCGTGTTAGTGCCAGTAGTCGGCCTGATATCAATGATGTTTCACTACAACTCACAGCAGGAACGGAACTTACGGATATCCGCTCGACTGTTAGAATTAGAGAAGAACCTGTCCAACAAGTTCTCTTCTCAGTCCGAGAACTACTCGAAGTTGCTCCAAATCAATGACAAGATCACTACCATGCTGGGAACCAAAGATCCGCTAGCATTCCAAACAGTTCAGGCGACAATGCAGGGCGCCGATTATACTTCGGTGGAGTATGTTGATCCATCCGACGAAGCAGAAGTTAGGAGGCTAAATGACCTCGCCAAGCCCGGCAATGACTCCACCGAACAAGACGATGAACTCCCCATCGAGTCAATCCAGACTGAATGGAACTCCTTCGACGACCCGGCTTATATCGCCAGATCAATTGCAGAGGGAACCTAATACTGATCTTGCTAAGTTCAGCGACACCGATAAAGGCAAGAAACTTATAGCCTGGATCAACATGCAATACAGTAAGATGAAATCTGCTCGCATGCAGAAGCAGCGTGAATGGTACGTTAATCTCTCGATGTACTATGGCGAGCAGTACTACGAAGTCATGAGTAATCCCTACGGGCTGAGTTCTCTTGGCGTCCCGCCGGCTCCGAAATATAGAGTCAGGGCGACAGTCAATAAGATCAGGCCGATGATCCGTACTGAAATTGCACGGCTGACAAGTCAGAAGCCGAGTGCTAGTGTCATACCCAGCACCGGTGAAGAAGATGATATGGCTGCTGCGCTGGCCGGAGAAGCCATCTGGGAATATCTCACAGACAGAAATAATTTCGCCACGACTTTAGCAATCCGGCACGCATTCTGGCTGACTAATACCGGTACAGGATTCTGGAAGACCTGGTGGGACGATGATAAAATCGACCCGATGACTAAAGACCTGTACGGTAATCCTGTCCAGGGCAATGTGTGCCATAATGTTGTAACAACTTTTAACCTCTTTGTTCCTGACTTCTTGTGCCCCGATATTGAGGATGAACCTTATGTATTTGAAGCGTACACAAAGCCGGTCGATTGGGTCGTCGCCAGGTATCCAGACATCTTCAAAGATGGTGCTCCGCAACCAGATGTGGTATCTCAAAACGAAATCTTCGAGGCACGGTACTTCCAGGTTGGGCAGTCTGCCAAGGATGCAGCCCCGGATAGTTGCCTCTTTGTCGAGGCGTGGATTAAGCCAGGTCAGCATAAACTCTTTCCTCAAGGTGGACTGGTCACTCTCGCCGCTAACAAGATCGTCCAGTATCAGGAGATATTCCCATACTCCCACCAAGAGTATCCGTACTCAAAGACGATCCACATCGAAACTGGTACGTTTTACGGTGAGTCAGTCATTAAGGACGCTAAACACCTACAGCGAGAATACAACCGGGTTCGTTCGCAGATCATTGAGTCTCGAAACCGCATGGGGCGTCCACAACTCCTGGTCGCCAAAGGTTCACTTGATCCCAGAAAACTTACGTCAGAACCCGGTCAAGCCATCGTCTATAATCAAGGATTCGCTCCACCGACTCCAATCGCACTGTCGCCCCTCCCAAATTACGTCATGGAGGAACAAGACAGAATTATTTCTGATCTTGAGGACATCTCGGGGCAGCATCAAGCATCCCGAGGAATGTCTCCGGGTGGTGGGGTTGTCGCAGCTACAGCAATCAACTTTCTCCAAGAAAAAGATGATTCGCTTATGTACGCAACTTACGCTTCCTGGGAAGCAGGAGTTGAAAAAGTTGCCAGGCAGACGCTCGCTCTCGTCGCTGACTATTATGACACGCCACGAATTATCAGAATCGTTGGTGCAGATGGAGCCTTTGACACTTGGGAGTTTAAGGGAAGTGACATCGCCAACGCTCTTGATATCAGAGTCGAAGGCGGAAGCTCGCTACCCCAAAGTAAGGCGGCCCGGCAGTCTTTCCTGATGGATATGGCGAAGAACGGATTTATTTCGCCGCAGGAAATGCTGGACATGATGGACATCGGCGGTGTCCAGAAACTTACTCAGCGACTCAGAGTAGACCAGAAGCAGGCTCAGCGAGAAAATCTTAAGATGAAGTCGCTAGATCCTCAGCTTCTTCAGATGCATGCACAGAGCATGATGATGCAGGTCCAGCAGGGCTCAGATCAGCAGCAAGATCCTAATACTGGAGCATGGGCCTGGGGACAAGATCCTGCTTCGTGGCCTCCGCTGGTACCAGTCAACGACTGGGATAATCATCAGGCCCACATTGTGATCCATAATAATTATCGTAAGGGTCAGGAGTTTGAAACTCTAGACCAGATGATTAAAGATCAGTTCGCTTCGCACGTGAGACTTCATGTGCAAGCTCTAGCTATGCAGAACTCCCCGCCAGAAATGATGAGTCCTGATGTGGGTGTGCCGGGTCAACAAAGCGCCCCTGGAATGGCTCAACTTCTGGCGGGGCCCCAAGGCCCTGCTGATGCAGCAGGAACAGGAATGAATCCGAGCATGCAGAAAGCAGGTGCGCCCCCGCCGGGACAAGACATGTCGCAGCAACCGCCTCCACAAGATCAAGGAGCAGGAGGTCCGTAAATGGCAACACTATGTAGCTATGTAGTAATTGGATGCGAAACTGGATATGGCCTAGTAAATTCTAGATACAGCAGCCTTGAGTGGGGACTAGGATCTAGTGCACGTAGTATTAGGGATATGCAGCTTAATTTGCAGAGTCCTAGATACGATGCTATGTCACCTTCTATGAATCTGAATGATTTGGTATTTAATTACATGGATACACAGGAAGGACACTAATTATGGCTGCTGTTGCTACTCCGATGTGGTCTCAATTCGTTCCCTGCCTAAGTCACAGTAGGTTTATTGTCAAGGGTAGGGATACCATGAGCGCTCAGGCTAGCTATAATCTTTATGATCCGCTTGGTAACTACATGCTGTCGCCTGAATTGCTAGCTGCTAATCTTCAGGCTGGTAATCCTACCTACTTTACGAACTCTCGACTCTCCAGTATGACTGCTAATGATTTGATGATGGCCTATCGGCAGAAGTTCCCTGCTAGTTTTGGACCGTGATCATATGGCTATCGCCGTCCCAGCAACGAGAGATACGCTGGCAAATGCCTATAAGGCATTAGGTACTTGGATTAGTCTTCATACTCTTGATCCGGGTCAGACTGGAGTTAGTGAAGCTACCGGTGGAACTCCTGCCTATGCTCGTAAGCAAACTACTTGGGGAGCTTCTACGGCTGGAGCCGTGACAGGAACTCAGGTAGCTATTGATGCTCCGGCTGGAAACTATCCGTGGGCTGGGCTTTGGTCTGCTGCTTCTGGTGGAACTTTTATTGACAAGCAGGCTCTTAGTGGAGCTAGCCTTCCGGTCCAGGGTCAGATTCTAGTTACGCCTACCTATACGCAGTTGTAATCATGGCTGTAGCACTGAATCGTAGCGAACCTAAATACAGTGCTGGTGTTGATGCTAGTACATTAACAACACTGGCTTTTACACCCAATAATGCTGGGGATATTATTGTAGTAAAGTGTGCTACTTGGGACTCTAGTGTTACTATGTCTACGCCTTCTGGTGGAGGTTTAACTTATACTTTACAGCAAAGTGGCCCCACTAGTGGATTTAAGACTTGGGTAGCAGTCTGGACGGCTGTGGTAGGTACTCCTGCTAGTATGACTGTTTCTAGTGGAATACCTACTGCTAACTGTAGACATTCTATGGTAGTAGAAGTGTGGTCTGGTGCTACTGTAGGACCAAACTTCTGTTCACCTAATATTGGTACTGTTGGGAATGCTGTTATTAATACTACAGGTACTAATAGCATAATGTCCTGGGTACTTGGTGATAGTTCTTCTCAAGATCCAGCTGGTCGTGTTTATAATAGCAATAGTGGTCAAACAACTGTTACTGAAGATGGTCTGTACGATGGTCATCTAGGGTCTAACTCGGTTCATTATTTTGCCTATCAGACCGCGCCATTTCCTAATATCTGGCCTACCGGTCTTACTACTCCGTCTACTAACTGGTCAGTGGCCGGTATTGAATTAGTACCCAGTGCAGGTCCAAGTGTTTCTGTAGCTGCGACTTTTAATGGCTCTGGAACTCTGTCTAGTACAGTAGTAGTTCAAACGCCTCCTACTTTAGTAGCTACTTTCAACGGCTCTGGAACTTATGCTAATAGCTCACTTCGTCCTGGGCTAGCTCAAGTAGCTACTTTTAATGGCGTAGGCTATTTCCTGCCTCGTACTAACACTCCAGTAGGTTTTGGTGGTGAAGGTGTTTTTGGTTCTGATGTTGTACCTCTGCTGCCGGATGCGCCACAAGTTATTGCGTTTGTCCAAATAGGCAAGCAGACGGGTTACGGTACTGTCAGGTCACCCCATAATCTCAAGTACCCAACCCGTCTGCCCTTTGGTGACTACGCGAGTATCGAGTCCATGAAGGCAAGATTGAGAGTAGTAAACAGTACTTATTACACAGATGCCAAGATAGTTCATATGACTCTCAATGATATTATCCACGCTCTCATAGAACAGGATGCTATAAAATGACTATGCCTTCGCCTCAAGTGGCGACTTTCAACGGCACAGGAACTTATACTAATAGTTTGATGTATGCCAATCAGAGACAGGTAGCGACTTTCAACGGTGATGGTACTTTCGGTGGTACTTTCAAGATTTGGCAGATTCCGGTCATTGCTACTTTCAACGGTGTCGGTACTTTTGATGATACAGGAGTGGCGACAGGCCCTCCACCCATTCCGGCCCCACTTAAATACAGCCAGTGGCTGCCTAATTCTAGTCACGGCCGGCGACAGTATCCGTATCCAGATGCCAACAAAGTTAACTATGGACTGAGAGCGAAGCTGGATTATAATCTCATGGTAGCCCTGCTACAGATTTATGATCCATATTATACTGACTCTCGGGTCAGGAGCCTGACTCCTAACGACATCGTTTTTGCCTACACGACAATGTTTCCAGATAGCTAGTTCCCTAGGGCCCATAAAAAGGTACGGGGAAAGGAGCACTAAATGTCTTCTGCCGAAGGTAGCAGCTACGCTAATTTCGCCGCTGATGCCCCTGTCGCCGAACAAGATTCTGGAGAACAACACTCTAGCCCGGTCGAAACTTCTCAGGATTATGGTCAGCAGCAGGAACAGGATGCGTACAATCCCGCTTGGGAAAATGTCTTTGGAAAACTCCCCCTAGAATTCCACAAGGCAATCAAGCCTGAGTTAGAAACATGGGATAGAAATTATCAGCAGCTAAGAGAGCAGTACAAACCGTGGGAAGAGCTTGGTCAGCCATACGATCAGGTGCAGCGTAACCTTGGGGTTATTCAGCAACTGAACGACAACCCACAGGCTTTCTACCAAAAGCTAGGAGAACTGCTGGGGGTAACACCTGGGCAGGCGCAACAGATTGCGCAAGATCAGCAGCAGGAGGGATTTGAGGGGCCTGATGATGAGGATGCTTACACTGATCCTGAAGTAAAGAGGCTACAACTAACTGTTCAAGCCATGCAGGAACAGCAAGAAGCATGGAAAGCTGAGAGAGAAGCTCAGGAACAGGAACAAGAAGTAGCTTATTACGAGCAGGAAGCAGAGGGCCAGCTTCAACAGATTGAAGCATATCATCAGCAAAATTACCCTGGAGTTCCTTTTAACGCTCGGCAAGTAATTCAAAATGTTTTGGTGCAAACGTATCAGAACCCAGACGCTGAGCCGGATCTTTCACAGGCTTATAAGGACTACATGAGTCTTGTGACATCTATACGCAGTGCTCCACGCCCTGGTGCTGGTGCCCCTAGTGTCGTTAATCCTTCTGGTGGTGGGATTCCACCTACGCAGGTTATTGATCCCCGAACTGCGGGACCGGAAGAAAGAAAGGCGCTAGTGGCACAGTACCTCGCTCAACTCAACAGTCAGTGAGGTAGAAATGCCTGCAACTCTTGCGACGGTTGCGGGGATCCTCAAGGAAATTTATGAGCCGGGTCTTCGTTACCAACTCAACGATGACACGATTGCTCTGAAGAGGATCACCAAGACCAACGCAAATGTCATTTCGGAAGTTGGCGCTAAGTACGTCACCTTCCCCATTCACTATCAGCGAAACTCCGGTATCGGTGCTCGTAGGGAAAATGAAACGCTGCCGACTCCTGGGAACCAGGGAACTACGGCGGCTCGTGTCGGCTTGAAATATGAGTACGGCGGCGTGCAGTTGACCGGTCAGACGATGGAACTGGTGAACACTAATTACCAGACCTTCATCGACGCGGTTGATCTTGAAATGGACAAGCTGAAGGATGACCTTGCCAAAGATCAAAACCGCCAGGTTTACGGCAATGGAACAGGTGCGCTTGCTACAACTTCTACAACTGGTACTGGGACTACTCTTACTATTACCTCTGGTATTTCTCAGCTTCAGATTGGTGAGACTGTTGATGTTCATACTGCTGCTACGTTGGCAGCGGATGGGGCGCCTAAGAACAATGCAGGCCAGATAATCACTATCACCAACATTGATCCTGCTGCCGGTACGATTACAATCACGAACTCTGGTGCTGCCATTACTCTTGCGGCTGGAGACATTCTTGTCCGTACTGGTAACCAGAATCGTGAGTGGACTGGGCTGGGTGCTATTGTTAATAACTCTGGTACTCTTTACAACATTGATCCTGTTTCTTATCCTATCTGGAAGTCTGTTGTTGATTCCAACAGCGGTACTCTTCGTCCTATTTCTGAAGGCTTGATCCTCAAGAATGTGGACGCTGTTAGGACGAATGGGGCCAAGACAAGTCTGCTGCTCACTTCTCTTGGTGTCCGAAGGTCTTACTTCAACCTTCTGGTCCAGCAGCGGACCTATATGGGTACTAAGACTTTCACTGGTGGCTTCGAGGGCCTGGCGTTTACTACCGATCAGGGCGACATTCCACTAATTTCTGACACAGATTGTCCTCCTGGGACTATCTATGGCCTTAGTGAAAAGAACATCAAGGTTTACCGTGAGGCCGATTGGTCATTCATGGACCGCGATGGCTCTATGTGGGATCGAGTTCAGGGTAAGGATGCGTATGCAGGCACGATGTACCAGTATTCGGAACTTGGGACAGATCGGCGTAACGCTCACTTCGTGATGCGGGACATTACCGAAGCAACCTGAGTTCAAGAGGCGACAGGTCAGTTTCTATGTCGGGGGCTGGCCTGTCGCCTTTTCTATATCTGCACTAGGAAGGAATTACAATGGACGCTGACATTGAACGTACTGTGGAGAGCACAGAGCGGACAATTGAGGTTCATCTACACGATCAGGAAGATGTGCCGGAAGGATTTGTAAAACTGGATACTGGGGAAATTGTCCCGCTGGGAGGTTCCCAGGATAATGGGGATGACTGATGACTTTAGAAGTATCGTGGCACGACTTCGAGCGTGGCATTTCGATATTGTCGAATGGCCGGGTTGTTACGGACGAAGCAATGGCACTAGCTGGCGGGATGGAAAACCTGTTGGCCATGTTAACCATCACTACGTCTGCTCGCTCAATCCCACACAAAGTTACATCAATTCCCTCGTTTCCCAATTGGCTGGGGGATCGACCGTAAATTGGTTTGCTGATGTTAACGGACGGGGTTACTTAATCGGCACTGGTCCGATGAACCATGCCGGTACTGGAAACTCGTATGTGCTGAACAGGACCAAGCAGGATCAGCCTAATTTCGGTCTTGCTAATAATGCTGGTGACATGTCAGGTAATCAGTCCTACTCAGGTACAGAATGTCAGCACCCTGGTGATGGTACTCCGTGGCCTAGCAAGATGATTGATATCATGGTAGCAATCAACGCGGCGGAATTTATGCAGTGGAACTACACCGCTAACCGTGCGATTAATCACTTTGCCTGGACTAATCGTAAGATTGATATGTCCTGGCTCGGTGGTCCTAATTCTGGAAACACAGCCGGTCAGGAACTTGTAAACCGTGTGAAGGCTCGTATGGGCGGGGTACTACCGCCTACTCCCCCAGCAAAGGATTGGTTTGATATGGCTAGCCTGGAAGACCTGAAGAAAGCTGTTCGGGAAGTTCTCAAGGAAGACGACATGGTTCGTTATGATGCCACTAACCAGGTCACCGGTAAGGTGGAGACTCGAAATGTGTCAGTAGTCAAGGGGATTGGGGATGGGGCTACTTACGCTGGTCGGGCGGCTCACGCTGCACAGAAGGCTCAGGACTAGTCCTAGAGTTTGGGTAGCTGTCTTCCTGATACTGACTACTGTGTTGATTAGGTCAGTCAGGCATCAGGATAAACAGAACATGAATTATCAGGTCACAGTCCAGAATCATCCTGACCCAGATCACAAAGCCGATAAGCTACAGAAGTGGGTTTCTACACTCACTATCTTGATCATTATGATCTTGCTTATCGCAGGTAACCTTGTCGATTTCTTTGCGAACAGGAAGTGACGTGAGGGGGTATTACATGGACCGCAGTGGAGTTACGCTTTTGCTACTTGTGCTGATTACCATTATGGTAGCTATTCTCTTGATCTTGCAGTTGGTGAACAAGACATGAAAGATGGTGCGCCCCATCCATTATTGGGTGCGAGTATGGAGTGGAGTAATGAGGCTGGTAGCTATATTGATAGCAATCACCGGAGGATTGCTCAAATCGTTAATGACTATGACTCCAGACTTTTCCTCGCCTGGATTCCTCCAGATAGGCGAGAGCCCGGGAATCCTTACGTATATGCGCTTGTTCATCAGCCTCCTGGCCAGCCAGAATATGTAGCGAAAACGTTTCGGGCCGATGAGATAGATGAGCGGGTTCTGGCTTGGATTTTCCGGGCTGATAATAATCGCTTTGATACCCTTACTGAATTGGATGCTTTGGAGGCCGCTCGAAAATTGGCACAAGCGAAAGCATGGGAAGACGCCAGAGAACAAATGAAAGAATTTGCTAAGACTGTTATGGGATCCCCGCTTCATACCTTCAAGCATGACGGGAAGGTGTTTACATGACGATACCTGTTAATCTATCAGCATACTATACTGCGGTCGATGTTCTTACTCAGGTGCGGCGACAGTTCGGAGACGAATCTGGAGTCCAGCTAATTGATCAGGATCTGTTCCGGTGGCTCAACATGGGAATCATGGAGATTGCCACCAAGAACAGGATCTGGGAATCTACTGCTACTCAGAGTTCTGTTCAGAATCAGGCTATGTATGCGTTGCCTGGTGATTTGATCCAGCTAGAAGCTGTCCAGATTAATACTACGATGCTCACTGGCATCAACTTCGAGACTATGGTTGGCCTGACCCGAGGCGAAATTCAGCAGGCTGGACTCCCAATTTACTGGTTTACTTGGCAGAATCAACTAAGTTTCTATCCTGTCCCGGATAAGGATGGGTATACTATCACGATCTACTATCGGGGTCAGCCCCCACAAGTTTTCTCGAAGAGTGATCCTCTCCCGATCCCAGATAAGTATTTTGATACTCTGACCAGTTTCGTGCTGAGTAAAGCTTATGAGCTAGATGAAGACTGGGATGGTCAACAGAATCAGCGGCAGCAATTTGAGAGTAATCTGAATGGCATGAAGGAAGAGACCGACACAACTTCTGGAACTTTCTTCGTTATTACTGATCCTATTTACGAGACCTGGGCCTAGGTAACTATGCCGCCAGGAGGGCAACAGACTCAGATTGGGCCGTTCACAAAGGGGCTCAATAATGCTACTGGTTTTGGGGAAATGATTGATGATGCTGAACTCTACGAGTGCACAAATCTAGAAGTAGACTTGGATGGCTCGCTAGTGAACCGCCCTTCTGTGAACGCTTACGGTGGAGCTAATCTCCTAAGTTCTACGGCTATCGGTATTTATGCCCCTCCGAACACAAACAACTACAAGTGGCTGGTAGCAAACAGAGAAGATATCAACTCTACTGTGTTCGTTAATACGACAACTCTAGCGGTGGACCTGACTGTCGCCGTCAAAGCAGTCTGCGGAGTGCAATTTATGGATAGATGGTATATGTGTACTCAGCGTGGAGCCGGAACTGGAGGCTATGCGACTGCTACTACTGGTGGAGTTTTGTCTTGGGTCCCTGTTGCTGCCATACCTTTTGGCGACAGCATGACTGTGTACCTGAACAGACTCTGGGTCGCTGGTGGGTTCCAGGATATTAACATCACTACTCCAACTACTGATGCTTTTCTGTACTGGAGTATGCGCGAGAATGGTAATCTCTGGGATACTGCCAATGATGGTGGCGCTATCGCCATTGGGCGTGGAGATGGTCAACATTTAGTAGCTATTTTCACCCTGAATAATGACATCATCTGTCTCAAGGAGCACAGCACCTACCGGTACAACTACACAACTAATCCCAATTTCGCCACGACGAGCAAAATCAGTAACGTTATTGGCTGTATCAATTACAACTCAGCCGCTGTTTATGATAACAACGCCATCTACACCTTCCACGGTGGGGCAGTCTGGGAACTCTACAACTTTAACTACTCGAAAGTCAGCGAGCAAGTTAGGCTCAGGACTAATCTTGGAGTAGATAATACCTTCCAGAACAAGTACGTCTGCTTGAGTATATTCCGGGACAGGCTGTTCTTCAGATTCTGGTCAACTTTATATGTCTATAGTCTGACTACCAAAACCTGGTCACTGTGGACGACAGCCAGAGATTTTGATAAAGTGGTAACACTCTTCGGGATTGGATCTACTCCTGACAGAGCAATAGCTACTCCCAGCGGCAACACTAGAATTGACATCTACTGGTTCAATGATGATCATTTCACAAATGTAGCTATGCCAACCGGTGAAACTTTCACTTGTAGCATTAGAACTAAGCTCTTTGACTTCGATGCTCCGTGGAGCTATAAAGTTCTCATGTACTGGGGGATTCATATTGCGACAGCTGGTATAGTCTCTAGCTCTGTGAATATTCCCAACGCCTATCGGCTGCGAACCTGGGGCGAATCTAATCAAACTACTTGGGCCGATGCTGCTATTACTAAGAAATGGGGCCTATGGGATACCATGATTGAGCCCGACACGAGTTCTATGTCGGTAGGTATTTATGGTCGTAGGTATCTCAAGATGATGAAGAAGCTGAGATTTAGGCAAGCATACTGGAAGTTCTCTACACCCACTGTCGCCAATAACTCTAACGATGCATGCGTTCGCATCTATCATGTTGTACCTGTATTGAAGCTCAAGGAGACGGTGGTGAAGCAGGTCACGTGACTACTCCTTATGATCCAACAAACCCATTCCGTAATCAGGTACAGAATTATGGGATGGAGAAACCTGATGCATACACTCCTTATGCAGCAGGAGCGAAGTTGTACGGGTTTGGAGCCCGTAGTAATCCTACATCTGGACCAGTAGATAATCAGGGTTACCAAGAACGATCCCGCAGAGCGGCGATTAAGCGACAGGTTTATCTCAACAAGCTGAAAGCTTCTCAGGGCCAGCAGTACATGTCATCCGATTATCTAGGAGGCCCCCCGTAATGGCCGTGATTCCCATGCCAAAACCCCAAACTGGATCCAGTGCTGGTAATCTAGAGAAGATGCCTACTGTTAAGCCTGGTGGTCCGGCACGTAAATTTACTCCTGTTCGTGGAAATACTCCCCCTGTTACTCGAATCCCTACGCCTTCCCCTAGTGGCCCGACTATGGGTATCAATCCTCCGGGAAAGGCTCCGATCAGGAAGCCTGCCAAACCTCCTGTTGTTACTCGAATTCCTACGCCCCCTCCAAGTGGTCCTATTATGGGTATCAATCCCCCGGGAAAGGCTCCACGAGGAAGTTCTGGTGGATCTATGGTTCCTCGCGGAGAGTCCAGTGGATCTATGTCCGGTAATCTCAACCAGGCAGGAAATGCGGCAGCAAAGCGTCGCAAGGCAAAGCAACTCGCCCTCAAAAAGATGGTCGCGAATAGGGGGTAGTGATGGCACCTGCAACAATCTATGTCAATATCAACGGCTATAAAGTTCCGGTCCCTGTAGGTTGGGGACATGCACCTGATAACTTTGATACCAACGGTAATGCTCCTGGATATACAAGAGTTCAGGGTCACTTCATCGCTAATAATGTCTACAATACTTATATGCATAGGCCCCCTGGTGGCGGGGCGGTTGTTCCTCCAGCATCAGATCCAAATTGGGCCAATACTGCACCTAAAGGTAGCAGCGGAAGTACCGGTGCACCTGCTCCTGCGCCGAAACCTGCACCTGTAGGCGACAGGGGAGTACGCACCGGTGTACCTCCTGCTCCACCGGCTAAGCCGCCCAGAGGTTCATCAGGATCTATTCCTACTCGCGGTGCTGGAAGCATTAATTATGTCAGGCCGGCTCCGAAGGCTGCTCCCAAGGGCTATCATAATGTAGCGATTCCTAATCCTGAGTCTGATCCTGATTATTTGTACTCGAAAGCTGCACTACATGAGGCTCATCAGCAATTTGGTCAGCAGGATCAGCTAGCAAGGCAGCAATACGCTACTTCTTATTCTGATCAACTGGCTGGATTGGGCTGGAATCCTCGTGCTCGTAGTGGTGCCGGTGACTGGATGACTTCTAACCGAATGGCTGGGACTTATGGTGCGGCCGCTCAAGATGTCAGCGATCAATTTAACTTCCTGAGCATGGGTGGAACGCCATATGTCACCCAAATGACCAATATGCGTAATGACTTCACTAATAGATTAGGCGATGTAAACAGGGCCAAGACTGATTTCAGTAATCAACGTGATCTTGAAGCAAAACAGTATTCTGCTAACATTGAAGCTGAACGTAAAAAGGCGCTCAGAGCAGCAGTTTCCCGCATCTCTCAGACTTACGGCATTAATCCTGTCCAGATTCCTTCTAGGGGTGGTACTGTCGCCGTGAGGAACCCATAATGGCACCCACAACGTGGCGGCAATCGCAGCAAAAAGAACAAGATGTTATGAAGACTCTCTCAAATATGAAACGTCGGCTGGGGACTACCAATCTCCAGCAGGCTATTAAAATTGCTAACAAGATGTCAGTGACTCAACTCAGAATGTACGGGATTGATACTAACATTTTGGATAGTATGGTGGCTAATCCTGTAGGATACACGTCAGAGTGGAACAGAGTCTCTATGACTCCTGTTTCTCAACGGACATTTCCTACAGCCGGTAAGGCTGAAGACGATCGTATCCCAAGTAATTCTGATATTGGTGCTAGTGTTGGTTCTGGTGCTGGTGGAGCACTTACTAGGGGATCACTTCCTAGGGATACTAATGGTGCCTACACCGGTGGTGCTGGTGCAAACCCAACTAATAAGCCCAGCAGTGATTTTGGTAATGATCCTTCTGGTGGGGTCTACACAGGCGGCGCTGGAGCAGGTCCTGGTGGACTTAATAAGCCTGCTGGAAGTCCTCCTGCTGCCGGAACTCCAACAACTACTCAGACTCCGTGGTCGATTCCTGACCTGATTACGAAACTTCCTGATATTCAGTATCCGAATGCTCCGAACATCACAGTGACGTGGCATGACTTCTCACAACAGGCAAAGAAAAAGGTCGGAGAAGCTTACGCTCCTTTGTACCAGAGTATTGCTGGGGCTAAGACTAATGCTCAGACCCAGGCGACAGACTCGCAGGCCGTTATTAAGGGCATGTACGACAATCTCCTTAAGGATGAAGCTGCTCAGTCTGGCGACACTACTCGTGACTACAATAAGACTATTAATGCTACTCGTGCAGAAGGTAACGCTCAGCAGAGTCAGATCGGTAGTATCTACGGAGATGCTGAAAGTGACACTGCCAAAATGATGGCTCAGGCCGGACTCGGTGGAGCTTCAGGTGGCGGTGGGGCACTGTCAGGTGCCGAAATTGCTACTGGAGTCACGAATCAAGAAGCTGGAGCCAAAGAGCAGGCCCTTACAACAACTAATCAGCAGATCGGTAATCTCCGGGATGCTAGGCAGGATCAGCAAGATTATTCTGGGAACATTGCCAGCGCTGACCGTGCCGCCTCGGCTAGCGAACGCTCTAATGTAGTTCGAGATTTGGGTCAGATTCTAGCCCAGTATGATTCTCAGAAGCTGGGTACTCAGTCTCAGGAAATTCAGGATGCTAGCTCTATGGCTCAGCAGATGAGCACTAATGACTTCACTGCTCAGAATACTACTGCTGACCAGGCATGGAAGAACTACCAGGCCGCTGTGGGTAAGGTAGGATTCCAGGCTGATCAAGACCGCGCCAATGTGGATCTTACTAATGCTGGTAGAATTGCTACGGCTAATGCTGAAAATGAAGGAACTAAGGTCGAAGTCGGTGCTCAGATTGATTACGCTAAGATTCTCCAGGATGACGCTCAGTTCAAGCAGAATCTTGGCTTCAAGTACGATGATCTTCTGGCCAAGTCTGCTAGCGATGCCGAAAAGAATCGCATCACTGTGGAGCAAAATGCCGCTGCTAACCTGCTCAGGGATGATGCTAATAAGATCGGCTTGGGTAATCTTTTGCAGAGGCAGTATGAGTGGGCTAATGATCCCAAGAACAGTCAGCTAGCTCAGAACCCTCATCAGCAATATCTGCACCTACTGAGTGAGGCTGCTGCCAAGGCCGGTAACCCTCAAGCCGCTACGCAACTAGATCAGCTTATTCAAGATGTTCTTGCTACTTGGGCTAAGACTGGTGCTGGTAATCAAGACTTGGCAGTTCCGGCCACGTTTGTTGACTTCGTTAAGTTGACTCGGCAGATTGCTAAGTCTAGGAATATTCCTGAAGACCTTGCTGAGATTGCTGCATTTGGCTATCAGCAGGAACAGAAGGGTATCCAGCCGACAGTCCCTGTCGCCCAAAGTACACTTCCTGGTAATGGTTCAGTCCCACTTCCCAGCGGCGGAACTTACACACCGTAGGATGAGGTCATATGTCTAAGAGAATGTTGAATATCCCTAACTTCAAGGGATATAGGCCCCCTGCGGCTCCTGACTATACTAAGATCATGCAACAGGTTCTCAGGAACTATGAGAGTCTAGAAAATACTGATCCGGTTCAGGCTCAGCTTGATTCTGGTTCGCTACATGTTCCGGTAGAGCAGGCATTTGCACAGTTTGGTGGGACCGGTAACCGGCCGTCAGCTACGATTAGTACCGATCCCACCGTAACTATCAAGCCTAATCCTGGCTTGACGATGAGTCCTGACGATATTGTTACTCAGATGCTACGCAGCCCCGGAGTCAATCCAGATCCGAACATTGTCGGAAATGTAGAAACTCCCCACGAGACTAGTTGGTTTGATGACTTTTCTCGTTGGGTAGGTGCTCTTGGTAACGCTAACCGGACAGCTATAAAGTTTGCTCGTGAGAATCCTGGATCATTTAACGCTACCGGTGGGGCTCCTGCTTTCATGCCAGAAGGTATGAAGAAGGCTTTTGAAAATAAGCAGCCCGGACTTGGTGATCTAGGTAATGCTTGGGAATCAGGACGTACTACTGATCCCACCAAGCAGGTAAGTTTCTCAGACGCTATTGGTTATAGTGATATTGGTCCTTGGGCTAAGCTTAAGCAGGCAGGAATTGATGTCAGTATTGCAATTCCTGGCGCTCAAGGGATTGTGGATGCTGGTAATCCTATTCGATCTGCTCTAGATACTGCTGGCGGGATAGCGACTGATCCTGTCAGCTATACTCCTTTCGGTAAGATTTTTGATGCTGCTAAAGTTGGAATTAAAGCTATCAAGCCTGGAATAAAAGAAGTTCCATATAGTGTAGGCAAGGCCGCTGAACCTAAGCCTGCACCAGCCCCTGTTAAGCCTCCTGATCAGCCTGCTCTTTTCGATCCTGATAATCTTCCTACTGATCCTGCTGCTCCTACTCCAGCGCCTACGGCACCCCCTGAAGTTGCTGCTCCTGCACCGGCTGCTACTGATTCTTTGACTCAGCAGTATTTGGACATTAGAAGGCAGTATCAAGAATCACTGAATGGTATGGATACTGCAAAGAATGACCAACTATTTGCTCAAATGAAGGATCTGGAAACTCAGCTTACTGCTTCTGGTAAACCTTTACCTACTGATGTTTCTGCTCCAGCACATACTCCAGCACCTACTCCTGCTACTCCAGATGTTACTACTCCTACTCCTACTCCTGAGGTACGTGAATATCCTAAGCCTCAGCCTGTGCAGCGTCCTGATGCGCTCCCACCAGCTTCTGATGCACAACATGCTGCTTATTATGCAAAGAAGGATGAAGTTCAAGCTGCTGAACAAATTCGTAATGATGCTATAGCTAAGGTTGATCTTAATGACCTGTCAAATCCAGTCACGCATCAAGCTATTGATAATGCTATTGCAGCAGAAGAACGAGTAACTCAGCTTAAAAATGAACTTGATGATGTTGATCCATATTATGATCCGCAAACCCATACCAGAGACACCCGTAATGTGACTGAACCTAAAGGAACTAAAGCTGATGAGAATTTTACAGATGAACTTAAAGCACATCTAAAGTTACGAGATCTCATATCTGCCAAAAAGAAGTTAGAAAGTCAAGGCAAGTGGCAGTCTACAGCTCCTGATGTTCCTGCTCCTACGGGGACAGCTAAGCCTCCAGCACCTGAAACTCCCTCAGAACAGGCTGCTGCTCCTACAGTTCAGGAGGCCGTTAATACAACTCCTGATCCGGTAGAAACTAGAACTTCTACTCTTACTCATACCCCACCACCGGAAAAACCTGCTACTCAAGCGCAAGCATCTGCTGCTATTGCTGAGCCGGAAATTGCGGAAGCGGTGGCGACAGGCGGTAGTATATCAGAACAGATGGCAGCGGCGGCAGCACAAGCTTCTGCTGATGTTATTGGTCCTACGATTAAGCACCGGACTCTCGGTGATGCTTCCATGCTGGATCTTGAAGCTCATATTGCCAAGACTAAAGTTGCGAAGCAAACTTCTAAGGATCTTTTGAATGACAAGGGAACAAATCCGGCTCATGCTAGTTCTCTACAGGCTATGGTTGCCGCTGCTGACAAAGAGATTCGCTACACTCAGAGTCTCAAGTCTAAGCTTGGGCGACAGGCTAAAGCTGTTGACAATCCTAGAAATATTCCTGGGGTTAATGAGTCAGCACAGGTAGCTCCGTCTCCGGCAGAAATGGCTGCAACAACTCCTAGGCCAGAAGTTACCGAAACACATGTCACTGGCGACAATGGAGCCATGTCAGTCTCGGCTGAGGCTCCTACTACTGCACCTACTGTCGCCGAACAATTAGCCGGAGACTTACAAAGAGGACTAGAAGCCAGAGCAGCTAAGTCTGGCAAAGCTAAGCCACCTAAAGGTACCAAAGAAACTATTGACGATCTTCAGACTCAACATGATGGTATCCAGGCCAGGCATGCTCAAGCGAAAAAGAAATTTGAAGCACAAGAAGCTGATCCAGCATACTCTAAGAGTCACAGAAAAGAACTTGAAGCAGCAGATGTACGGCTTCAAGACATGGAAGATCAGATGTTCAACATTAAGAATGAAATTAAAAAACTAAAAGAGGGTGGTGCGTCGACTGAATCCGAACCTACTGTTGCTGAGCAGATTGTTGCGCCTACAGCAGAGGAAACAGAAGCTGCCGCTGTTAATCAGGCTAAGAGTGACATTATCGAGAATGCGAATACGAAAGTAAGCGAGGGAACTGCTCCCGAGCCGCCGACGCCTGAAGAGATTCTAGCCGTCAAGCCAGAAGCAGAAGCTGCTAAGAGAGCTTTCAAGGAGATTCCCAAGAGAAACAAAGATGGCTCGCTCTCGCTGCCTATTCCGCGCCGTGCTGATGGCACATATAGTCGCAGCGGCACAGGCGAGAAGATCCTGTATGCCAATACTTTTGACCAGGCTCTGAAATACGGTGAAGCTGTCAAGATTGCTCTCGAAGAGATGGCTAAACTTCCTGCTCCGCTAGCAGGAGCAGAGCGGCAAGCTTTCATCATGGAGAGTGTCGAGAGGTCGCTTCAGCAATTTAAGCATAAGCTTCAGACGGCTAGCTATAAGACTGGTATTGATACCCGTATCACTGAAAAAGGACTGTCATCTGGTTTCAACGCTGAAGCTTTCCCACTTCATGCCTATGATGTTTTCCAGGTAGCGAAAGAGTTTGCTGCTAACTCTAAGTTTGTAGCGGCTCATGCTGCTAGTGAGGCTCCACTGGTGTCAATTACCCAGGGTTCTCAGCTAATTGCAGCAGCTAGGGCTCTGGAACTTGCCGATAATACTGTCATGCCTGAAGCAATGAAAATTGAAGAGATTTTTGCCTTTATGAAGCAGGCTCATAAGACTACAAGATTCACAGTAGACGAGGCTCTCTACAAAGAGTTCGCTCAGAACATGCTGGAGAATGTAGATGCACTGAAGAGTGCAGCAGCAGACAACTTGGCTGGGGTTATTGTCAAGAATGTTGCTGACGCTAAAGCTGTCACCGCTAATGTTCTGGAGAATCTGGACAAATCTATCAAGGTAGGCGGCTCTCATGCCGTTCATGCTGCCGCTGAGCTAGAAGGCGACACCGTGAAGGCCGCAGAAGAGCGTCTAGCGTCCCCTGAAGCGACCGCTGCCGCTGCTGGTGGCGTAGCTCATGGTGCAGCACAGAAGGGCGTCACAGAGACTGTTCAGGAAGAAGCCAAGACTGCTCTCGCGGTCCAGCGTGATGTGAAGGCGACAGGGGTAACTCCAAGCGGAGATTATACTGTCCCGGTGAAGCGGAAACTTTCTATTAGAGCAGTCGGCAATGCAAAGAAGATTGATGCTGAGACTGATGCCGCTTACCGGAATGTTCTTGATCCAGTAGAGAAGCAGGTCTACGATAATCCTCAAGACTATTCTTACCGTGGATTCGTAAGGTTTATGGTTCGAGTACGGCGGGGAGCTAAATCTGCCATAGATGAACGTGGCGCGGATGGAAAGCCCTATACGCCTAGAGATATTCTCATGTTGAAGATTAAGACAGGTGAGACTGTAGGTGCTCAATTTGATGCTGGCATGGACAACTGGGCTCAGCGTTATCCCCTACCTGAGACTCAGCAGGCTGCCTGGACACATATTCGTAATTACACAATTCCTGATAAGGCTGTAGATCCTCTGGTTTACTCTGCTTATCAGGAACTCTATCCTCTTGCTGGTCAGATATTTGAAATTGTTAATTCTCAAGAAGCTCTGCTTGGACAGATTTTCAAGGGTGGAGTTCCGCCAAAGCATATCAACCAGATTCTAGATGTTCGTAGTGGAATCCCTAAGAAAAACCGCTTCGATACAAAGAAACTTGATAAGACTAAGCCTGTCGCCGAACAGGTCAACGATCTTGCTAAGCAGCCTCTTACTGACTGGGACTGGGGACCTGATATTGTAGCAAGTCTCAAAGAGTTTCATAGGGCTATGGTTGCTAATGTATTTACTAAAGAAACAGCTAATGATGTCATTCTTCGATTCGGTAAGTACACAAATAACAGTGGGAAGTTGAGTAAGTTTACTTTAGCTGGTGATCGAGAAGGATTGATCACTAGGCATATTCCAGATGATGTTTATTTCAGTGGAGATGTTATGACATATATCCGAGACATGCAAGTGAATCTAGTTAAGGGAAGTAAGTCTGGGATCAGCTTTATTGACAACTTCATTGATCCCATGTCTAGTGCCCTCAAGCAAAGTACGACGATTGTCAAGGTTCCTGGGTATGTAGCACGAAACATTATGGGTGATTACTCTGCTAGTATGATGGATGGTATCTACAGTCTTAATCCCTATTTCAAGTCTCAGAAACTTCTAGAGACAGTTGGGCAACTTAAGACTGACTTCGATGCGTCAAAGTATCACCGGACTGCTTATGGTAAGAGACTCCCTGGGATCAGCAAGAAGCCATTTATTAAGGTTGAACTCAAAGGTCATACAGAGAATCTTACTATTCATCAGGCTGCTCAATCATCTATCCGTACTGGTATGATTACCAACTTCCGACCTGTGGATGAGTTCTCTCAGGATTTGCTGACAGGAGCACTCAAGCCTCGGTACTGGAAGGGCGCTGCTCCTGCTGTTAAGTTCTCAAAGTCCAGACCTATTGTATATGCGGGTAAAGCTGCTGAGTATTCTGCCAGTTTTACCCGTAACGCACACTATCTAGCTCTCATGGAACGATCTAGTTTTACTCGACAGTTTGCTTCTCTAGAAGAGGCGGAACTAGCTGCTGCTGTTCGATCTACAAGATTCCATCCTGATCCTTCTATTCTAAACAGGACAGAGACTCAGTGGGGTAGGCGACTAATCTTCTTCTACACCTGGATCCGGGGAATTATTCCTGCGGTAACAGGCTCGCTGATTAAGAATCCTGCTGCTTTCAATAACTACAACTACTTTATGTATGGTCTCAACGAAATGGAGTCTGGTGACTTTACTCGTCCTATAGGTGATCCCACCAGCCCTACTGACTTTGTTCCTGATTATGTTAGCACTGGTGCTTTCTCTAATTTTATTGATCTTGCTACTCCTTGGGAAGCTCTCGGTGGTGCCGGGGGCGCACTCCAAGGAAGTAGTATTGGTGATGTAGCTAGTCATCTTGGTTCATATATTGTCAATAAAGCCAACCCCCTCATTAAGGCTCCTGTGGAACTTGCTACCGGTATGCAGATGAGTGATATAGGCCCAAGAAAAATCAAGGACAAGAGTGACTATATAGACCGGTTACTTCCTGGTGCTGATCAGGTGGCTGCTATTTCTGGTTACTCAGTAGCAGGAACTCTTGGTAATATGCTCGGTGGCGGTCCAGAGAAAGGTCAGCCTTGGCTAGATCCACAACGCGCTGTCGCCGTAGGTGATAAAGAGCATTGGAGAAATGCTTCGTCACTACAATTCTTGACTGGTATTCGACTTCTTCAGCCGAATAGTAATACTAACAAGCAACAAGCTCTTCTCCAACTTCAACGTCGAGAAGGTTATCCAGGAGGGTAAATGCCAGCGACTGCAATTACCCCCACCGCTCAGGCTCAGTCTGATCTGGATCAACTACGTAGGAAACATCTACTCTCGGCTCCTGATTATTCTGCTAATGCTGCTGTCTACCGGCAAACTTTTGGCGACACTCCTGCTGCTGTTCAGGCCCCGGCTGTTGCTGCTGTTGGAACTTCAACAGCACAACAGGCGTGGGCGAACAAGTTAGCCAAAGTCGGTGAGTATAATGATATCGCTAATCAGGGGACTGCTGGGATGGTGGCTACCAAAAAGCAGCAGAAAGCTGATGCTGACTTTAAGCGGTGGCAGGAACAAGTTAAGTCTATGCAGGAGAAGCAGGCTAGAGATTTTGCTGCCTGGCAGAAGTCTATGGAAGGCCGCTATCCTGTCCCTGCACTGACTACCAGAACTATTCCTGGCGGCACTGTTACCACGCCGGGTCAGAATGGTATGGTTCAGCACGGCATATCTGGACCTACTGCTGCGGGACAGTATAACTTCGCTGACCAGACTGATCAGCAGATTGCTACATGGGCTCGGCAGGCCGGCTGGAGAGAGCAGGATATTCCTCAGCTAATTGCTATTGCACAGGGAGAAAGTTCCCGCAGCCCCACTGCTATTAATGACAAGAATGCCAACGGCTCGGTAGACTACGGCCTAGTGCAGATTAATACTATCCACCGTGGCGATGCTATTATGAATGATCCCAGGATCGGTGGAGCTAGTAGTTTCTATGAGGGTGGCGGCTGGAAAGATCCAGTCAAGAATCTTATCGTTGCTAAGTCTATTCATGATGCCGCTGGTGGCTGGGGAGATTGGGTAGCATTTACTTCTGGTGCTGCCACATATAAGCCTGCCTACACTGTCGCCACTCAAGCTCAGGTGACAGGCGCTCAGAGAATGGTAGGCGGTCAGCCTGTCTCCACATCTACAGGGCTGCGCTCTGGTATCGTGATGAAGACTATGCAGTATGTTGGTAAGACTCCATATGTCTTTGCAGGTAATGATCTGAATTCAGGCGTAGATTGTTCTGGATTGGTGCATGAGATCTATGAAGCTTTTGGATTAAGCTCTGTGCGAACAGCAGAAGAGTTTGCTCACCCGGAACGTTGGGGTAGCGAAGAGTATGGTGGTAATACTAAGGTCATGGGTAATCGTGTCGGCAATATTAATCAGCTACAGCCGGGTGATCTTATAGCGTATCAGGGTGGCTGGAGAGGACCTAACTTTGCGGGTCACGTTGTGATCTATGCAGGGAACGGGGAGATTCTAGAAGCCGCTGAGCCTGGTACTGATGTCCGGCGCAGGCCACTGAGGCAGAGCGAATTTGACAGAGGCAACATGATTTACGTGCATGTTAATCTTCCTGGAGATAGATAAAGAAAAGCCCCCCGACTGACTAAATCAGCCGAGGGGCTTTCTTTGTGGAGGCGACAGGCTTATCCGGTTACCGCCTAGACTACGTATTCGAGCCGCTCTTTACGGGAGGGAGCACGTGTCCTCTACCGCTTAGTCTCCACAAACTTATTACCGATAATAACCGCGGATATCTTTTGGCGACTCGTCTGTGGTAACTTCTCTGATTTTACCGTCGGCTGTCGGAGCCATGCCAAACATCATATCTCTAGTGTAGCTGCGCATATCAGTAGGGACTCGCCAGAATGATCCCTTAACCTTACCTGAGATAACTATAACAGCAGAGTTAGCCCAGCGTTCCTCTCTAGAATGTTTTCCCATATCTCTTTCTTTCGTTGTTGACATACCGAATATACGGGAGGTATAATCTCGGCATGGCAGATTTTTACATAGACGTGACGTACATGCACCTGGTCAACGGGGCGGCCTGTAGGGATGCCGAGCCAGAGCTATTCGACTACGACTCACAGGTACCAGTACCGGAAGTGATAAAAAACTTCTGCGTGAGATGTCCAGTGAGAGTCTTATGTAGAGACTATGCGATAGACAATCATTATTCGGGGGTTTGGGGGTTCACTGTCAATCAACGGAATGCATTTGCTCGCTCTCTGGGGATTGGTCCAGCTTTCTAGCTTCAGCAGCTTCTTTCTCCAGTACAGACTGAGCTAGGTGATGCTTCACCAGCCAGTAGTAAGCATGATTAAAAGCATCTACGTGATGTGATTTTGAGTGGTCGCCAGGTTGCTTCACACCAGAGATTAGTTCGGCAGTCTTGAGAACTTGCGCAGGCTGCGAGACTGTAGGGATATTACCGTTTTGGTAAGCTGCAAACTTCAGCATCCCAACAACTTGGCTCGCAAAGAATCTTGATCCTTGCTGAGCCTGAGCCCTATTCGCATACAGTACAAATTCCTCGTAGACAATTTCAGATATACTATATTCCTTAAATGCCTTAGTGATAACTCCTGGCATGTCGTCGGCTCGGGTCTGACCGAGCCGGACACATTCCCCGCCGTTTCGCTTTAGAATTACCCACCCAGTAGTATCTCCTGGATCCACCCCAATAACATATTGCTCATCCACTTTACGCTGCCCATCTATGTATGTCCACCTTGAATGTTGTAGTATCAAAAGGTGCTGGCACTGCTTCCATACACTTTCTGATCAATGGTGTGTAATGTTCAACAAGATCCTCTCTAATCTCAAAGACTACTGAATCGTGTACCTGTAGCAGCATGTCGCACTCGTCTACCTTACAGACTTCTTCTTCGAGAGCTATCATGCGATCTTCGACGATTGCCGCCGCGCCACCCTGAATGACTGAGTTGTATGCCTTATGCGCATCACTCTTGTTCATGTGCCGGTAGGATCCATTCCAGAGCCGGATCTTACCTTCCTTCTCTACCTTCTTCTTAGCATAATTACTAACTGCAAGCAACTCTGGGTAGTTCTTGAAGTAATTATCCTTAATCGCCTGTGCTTCATTGAGGGGTTTGTCCAGAGCTACTGAGATTCTGGGGGTTCCTGCTCCATAAGACAAGGCATATACGAGGGTCTTTCCGTCGTATCGGATAATTCCAAGTCCCTTAGAAATCTCAGTAAAGATATCTCTCGTTGGGTCAGCGAAGATTGCAAGTAGTTCCCGTTGGTCAGCATAAGTAGCAGAGATTCTGAACTCAAGTTGAGCGTAGTCTGCTTCGATAAGTACATATCCATCACGCGGAATAAAGCATTGTTTCATCTCTCCGTTCCACGGCTTCGTTCCGCTTCTGGGGATCTGCTGGAGATTGGGATGCTCACATGACATGCGACGAGTCTTAGTGCCATGCAGTTTATAGTTCGGCCTGAGCCTGCCATCGTGACTGAGTAGCTCTAGATATGCCTTGTAATTAGAGCTAATACTTTTCTGCCAGCCTCGATAGGCCAGGACTAGCTTAGCTGTCCAATCATCACGTAGTTCAAGTATCTCATCGTATCTCTGCATCGTGTACTTATCGAACGAGACTGTCGCCGTGCCGTTCTTGCGATCTTTGTAGACTACCGGCAGGTCCAGCTTCTCTACAAAGAGAGCATACTGATCTTTAGGGCTAGCAGGATTCAGTCCACCTAGCTTCTCGATAATCTCATTCATGATAGCTTCGCCTTCAGCTATCTTACGGCGACAGAGTTCAGTATCAATTCTGATTCCGCGTCGTTCCATCTTACTGATCAGCTTAGCGAACTTGACCTTTTGATACCAGACTGGACCTAGCTTTTCCTGTCGAAGCTTCGGTGCCAGAAATTCGTACAACTTGTAGGTAATGTAAGCATCCCAGACTGCATATTCACACATTAGCTCACTAGGTATACTACCCCATCCGAATCCCCGCATCCAAGCAATGAACTCATCACTACGTTTCTTACCCATACCGAGATACATCTGGCATAGACTATCTAGCTTATACCCTGTCGCCACATTCTCATCCAGCAAATGTGTCAGCAGCATGGTATCGAATACTACTGCCTTACTAGTATCAAGACCAAGAGTCTCTAGTGACATCAAGTCAAACGTGAAGTTATGGAAGATAATCGGGAAAGTATCTAGAATGAATTGAAGTATCTCTCGGAACTCCGCAATATCATAGTTGCCCTCGGTATCAATATGCCTGAATGGCAAGTAAAGAGCATTCTCCCCCTTCCACGCGAGACTTACCCCGACACAGTATCCTGATCCGTCCCGGAGTTCCTGACCATTTGTCTCAGTATCAATCGCTATCTTACCCGAGTAGTTCTCTAAAGTTTCCAGAAGCATCATCGCTTCCGCTGGATCCAGTATCGTCGTGTTTATCATCTGTTCCCTTTACTGTAAAGTCTAGGTTCGTGGTGCGGGTAATGATTGTATCCTCGGGCTGAGGGCCAAGCCGCATCTTCACATACTTAACAATTATCTGTCCTTTAACATCGCCTCTACCCATAGCAATGATGTAGTCAGAGTCAGCCGCCAAGAACCTGGAACCATAAACATCGTCGAGAGAAGTGATCCTGTTAAGAAACTCTTCACTCCTTTTCCTATCATGATGGATCACCATGATGCTAGTATCGTAATCTTGACAAATCTTCTTGAGGTAGACTGTGAGTTCTCGTACTGCATTATCATCGGTGACAGGTTTGATCAGAACTTTACTGAGTGAGTCAATGATAATAAATTCAGGTCTGTGCTTTTGGATTAGATCCTCGAATAGCTTTCGAGTCTGGTCTCGGTCTAGATACAGAGGTTGACCTGTCGTATAGAGAGCCATGTGATTGATTCTCTCTAGCTCATCTGGAGTAAGATTCATATCCTTGAAGAACTTACTGAGACTTGTAGTATCCATTTCCAGTGAGAAGAACATTACTCGCCTTTGATGACCATCAGCCGGCTTGACAATATGATGACTAATGAACTCATCATTACCTGCTGACAAAGCCATACCTAGTCTGAGCCCTATCATTGTCTTACCTACACCTGGTGGACTGACTAGCAGGCCAAGAGAATTACGAGAGATGACATCTTGCATAAGCCACTCAAACTCCTTCTTATACTCTATGACTTCTGTTGGAGACTTAACTATCTCATCATCTTGCCCAACATCTGTCTCATCTTCGGCGACAGGGTGCTTCATCCTGACACGAGAAACAATATCTGTCAACCGCTTAATCTGATCGCGGCGGCCTGAATACTTACCTATCTTCTGATCCATATGGTAGATCAGCGAGTAGATATTCTCATCTGTCCACTCTAGCTCTGAGGCTTGATAGGCCATCGAGACCAGAGCATCTGACATGTAACCTTTTTCTGGGATATGCTCCCAGTCATCCAATAGCTTTTCACTCCACTTATTATATGCCAGTACATGGGTCAGAGGAACGAGTCTGGAATCTAGACCACCGATTGGCTTAGATACCAGAGCTTCATTTACCCCAAAACTCCTAAAGGGTATCTACGGTCTACCACCAATTCCTCGGTGATAACTTCGTAGGTCTTACCTTTACGTTCCTTCTTGGCATAGCCGAAGTTGACCGTCTGAGTAGGTCTGAGCAGCTGGTTACAATCCCAGCCGCCAATATCAGCGCCTAGCTCATAAGCAAGAGTTCGGTTACGATTCTCTAATTCTACATAGTCGGAGACAGGCTCTTCTAGAATCCAGTAAGCATGTTGTCGGGTCGGCTCACTGGAGATGATCCTGACACTTGGCCGGACAATTCCATGTTCTTTCTCATCCCATTCTTGTGGAGCATTACCATCAAAGTCTACCCACAGGACATGAGACTTCTTGAAGTTTTCTTTCCTGGTATTACTTGGAGTCTGAAAGATTGCTGGATAGACGTAAGTCTCTTTTTGATCTGAGACTGATTGGAAAATCTTAGTCGCAATAGCTGCTGATTGGTGCGGCCACTCGAACATGACTCGTGTGAACTTATTATCCTTGTCAATCGTTGCTATGCAAACATAATCAGCATCCGGGCCGTTTCGAGTTTCTAGGTCACCGGCATACATTCCTCTCTCACCCCATAGGGCATCTAGATGTTCTAGCAAACCTTCTCTTGGACCGTAGTCTTCCATCTTTCTCCCTGTTACTTGTTACTTGGTACGGACTGCTCGAACTTCGTTATCCTCAAAGAAGATATTATACTCTACAGTCTCATAAACAGTCCTATTGAACTCATCTTTATGAGCGATAGGGTACCTCAATGTGGCAGGTAGCGATTGCAAGTCAATAGGCATAGTTTGACCATCATACTTACCTCCCCAGAACTTCACGTTAGTATACATTATTTCTCTCCTATACATAGTCTATGTAATTGTTAAGTGAGGGGTACCCGCTTCCCTCTCCCTGACTTTGACACCTAGATTGTGAGTCATCCCACGGCGTACAATCACAATCCATCAGGCCCACAAGGTACTAGATTAGAACATGACTACAATGATCAGTAAGGCGATTAAGATAGTAATCGCTAAACCAATTACGCAGCCACGTACTGCACTCAGAACGGCGGCTCATCGCTGAAAGTATTACCACTTACTCCAGCCATGCTGTCGCCCACCTGGTGATACAATCCTGAGCCGTGGCGGACATGAATGTTCCGAATCCGCTTGTTCTCGTACTGACCAGACTGTTGAGTATAAACAGTTCCAGTCACTTCGATGCCGATCAAATCTTCCGGCTCGACTGAGTTCATGCGAGAGTCAGGAATCTCCAGTGACTTGTAGAGCCTCTTAAGCCACTTGGCAGAGTTCTCATCCTTCTGAGGATCACCGGAGTTAGGCAAGTTCTGCCACATGTCCAGCGTCTCTTTTGTCTGCTCATCCGTGAAGGTGATCATCAGACCGGTGTTGCCCTTTTTCGATGTCATCATATCGGAATCGGTAATCACCATGTCCCGTTCTCCGTCAGGGATACCGAAAGTCTCATCCACACTCTCGGCGTCATAATCTCCGAACAGTCCCATTATATTACTCCTTTTCGTCGTTTTCGAGAGTCATACCTTCTGTATCCAAACTTTGGTTGGCGACAGCCTCTCGTTCTCTTTCTGTCATCACTACTTTGTTGTTATTCAGTGTCTCCGCGTTACCCTCCAGCCACTTTTTCACACCGGTTTCTAGCTGCTTGTAATTAACTACTGGCTCAAGGCCACCAATGCGCGTCTTTGCCACCACTGTTTCGCTTGGGTGGACCTGAATAGTTCTCACTTGTTCTCTACGTGTTGAATCACCTTCTACCCTACGATTAGTCATATCCATGTACGCTACCAAGTGGACAGCTTCTCTTAGTCTAGCACCAAGTTTGGGGTTGAACAAGGGAGAAATCTTTAGTATGTTCCTCGAATCCTTGTCTTGTCTCTCATGAGCCACAAGGATAACGTGAACGCGATCCAGGAGAAACAGTTTGTTAGCATACTTTACTCCACGATTCTTACTCGTATTGTAATCAGGTTGCGTTGGTGTGTCAGGATCTTTAGTTTCGTCTTTACTAGCTCGCTCTCTGACAATGAACGACAAGTCATTATCGACAATAGTTGAGTATTCGTCAACGATGATCGCTCCGACATTTGCAAAAGCACCCACCTTCCTGCTGGTTACGTCTCCAATTCCCTCAAGGGTGGTAATTTTTCCAATTTGTATACGTTTGACTCTACGCTTGAGGGTAGGGTGATTTTCCAGCGAGACCCATCCGTTTCCTGAATCGCAATAAATGATCTGTTCTTCCGGTCTGGTGATAGCTTGCGCCAGTGCGACGCTTTGAACCGTCTTGCCAGTGCCTGACGGCCCATAGATAAGCGCCTTAAGACTTCGCTCATTGTTATCCTCAAGATCCTGTAGATTCGCCTCCAGCATCTGGATCCATTGGCCGATACTCGGGGCTTTTGCTGATGTCACTTCGCGGAACCTTCTTATCAAACTCGTGATGAAGAATGCTATTGATTCCCCAGTCATTCAGTTCTGAAGTACACAGATCCTTGAACTGGCATGACTGACAGACCATGCGATTAGCAACTCGCAGAGCCTTATCGCTCCACTCTTCGATAGGCATCTCCTTAAATACCATGATTCTATCAGCAGCAGCAAAATGCTCCTTCATTGTTCTGGAAACTCTGGCCTTACTCGGCCGGAACGGAGTTCTCTTGAACAACTTAGTACGATCTTCTCTGTTCTCCTTAGTAGAACGAGTACGAATCTCGTTGTACTGGAGCCGGACAACAGGAACATCTACTGACCTGAGTGCAGCTAGATACTTAACCAACTGCGGAGACAGGTCGATAACCTCGGGATTGTAGAAGTCATAGGTGAACTTGTGATCTGTCGCCACAATACCTACGTTCTTCTCTCGGGCTAGCAAGTCAATGACTACTGTCATAGTGTTGCCGTTGCCGGTAGGAACTTTGATCTTGTATTCTGTCTCCAGAATCTCTAGCTCCTTGTCAACTTCTTCCCAATACTCGAAGTAATCAATGAGCAGCATCTGAACTTCAGCCATGAGAACATCTTTGTTGTAGACTTCGTACTTGCTACTCTCTTTCACACACTGCTTCAGTCCCCAAGCGATAGCATCATCGAAACTAGCACCGTTCTTCAGCGCCTCATAGTATCCTTGTAGACCAGCATGCCCACATTGTCCCCGATACAGGGCTTCACTAGTAATTTTCGAGTCTACTCCCAAGCCGTATGAATAATAATGTTTTCTTTCACACGTCAAGAAAGTCTCTACTTCACTGTGACTGCTTTTTGCCATCTTTCTTCTGCTCCTTAGTTAGTTCACTTACAGGCCACCGAGCATAGACATCACGCACATTATGATTATCAGTTTCATATCCTTTTTTGCTCGTACGGGATGAGACTTCGCAACCCTGATCCCTATATTTAGTGGCCCAGTAGTAGCTGGAATCCTCTTCTACCAAGTACCAAATTCCTGGATACCTCTGGAGAATCTGGATACTTTCCATCATCTCAGCATCCGGGCGAACATTACGCTGCGCCCTAGGAAGTTCCGGTCCAATTCTCTTGATTACCATTACTGTTCCTTTTCTTGTTATTCCAGTATAGCACACTTAACACCGTTTGTCAAGTGCTAGTAATTAGTTCGTTCTCTAGTCCTTCCATTGCAAAAGTTATCAGTACGTCCCTCCACCCTTCCGCTTCATCGTGCCGCGAATGTCTCGATGCTGAGCGAATCTTCTTCCATAAGAAGTTGTAATAAATCACCGCCTCGGAAGTTGCAAGGGTAGTCGAATTATGCGGTACAAGCTGATAATCGGAAACAGGAAGCCATGATTCTCCGTTTGCAGGTCGATCACTACCGTAATATGAATCATTACAAATATGGAACCTCTCGTGGCAAGTGGCACATAGTTTATGCAAGTTTTCGAGTCGGTTATCGAGGACACTTTTGTTGGGTCCGTGGTGGACTGACTGAGCGACACTGTTATTACAGCCAATAATAGGTATGACTGATCCACCCGCATATCTTAATCCACTCCATTCACAGATGTCACCATCATTAATAGGCTTAACTTCGCTGGCTCGTGCTCTACCTGTCGCCAAAACATTAATCATGTCTTCAGGATTCTTATAAGGTGCGCCTCGCTTTTTCCACTTACCCTGAAGATCATTAGGCTTAGGTGCGTCCGGTTTATCAGAAGTTGTTGGGGAGACAGTAGCTGATTCTCTTATAGTTACTGTAGGTCTGGGCGGGTCGGCAAGTTTCAGCGCATTAGTCATTGGATTCTCTGGGCCAGAAGTTATAGTAGACTTCTGAGAGCAACAACATACCCCGCCGTGAATTTCCAGCGGGGCTGAGCAGAACAGGTGCATTTCGCCTAGACAGTAGGTACAGGTCATAGGACTCCTGTTATCTTTCTGTGATCAGGACTAGCCCGGCCGAGCTAGCCAGCTAGGAAAGCAATCCCCTAGATCCTCTAGCTGGCTAGCCCACCATTAGCCCATCCCGCGAGCATAGCTGCTGCTCAAGCAGGGTATGGAAGTCCTGATAGAACTATGCTAGCACGCTAGATGGACCAATACAAGTAATTACTGGGGATCGGACCCAAGAGATTATCTCAGGCCCGATCCCGTCCGAAACGCCCTCAGCGGGCCTCTGAGCCGTCCAGGGAGGGGGTCAGACTGAGCGACCCGCGAGAGGCGTTCGGTGCTCCACGGCCCATACAGGCCGGTCTGTGTCGATCAGTGCTCGATCAGGGGAGCGGCGGCAGGTCGTCCCGGTCCCGGTTCTGGGGCTCGGGCTGGTCCGGCTGGTCGTCGTAGACGGTCCGGGTCCCCTCGCCTTCCTTGTCACGAACCGGAATAATGTCGCCCTCTACGGCATCTTCTGGATCGTAATCACGCTCTTCGGGAGATGTACTTACTGCCGAAGATTGTGTCCGGGAAACTCCCACTGCCTGTTCCTGATTAAGCAACTGATTACGCAACTGCATTAGCTGCTTATCATCCGAAAGCTTTTCACCATCGTAGTTGCTCGGAGGAATAACACCGATCGGCGCAAGCCCATTTGCAGTCTTGCTAGCTTCCGGCGCCACGTAATCAGGATCATGGTAATCACTACCAAGATGGTCTGTAACATGAGCCGGATCGGCACGATACTGCGTACCCCAATCAGCTACCGGAATGGCGACAGGATCATCATCATCAACTACTTTGGTATCAACGTCATCATCAACAGGAGCGGTCATTTCACACCTTTCGTTATGAGACGATTGCCCGGTCGTCAGCCTCCATCATAGCAGCTAGTTCTGCATCCACAACAATGAAATCATCTAGTTCATCCGTGTAGGTGAGAACAATATCGCCTGTTCTCCATGATGTTTCATCGTAGCATCCCATGTCCTGACCAGGATGCTCGATCATGAACTTGATCATGTTACGAAGATCATTGAGAGTATTCTTGTAGCTGAACAAGACGTGAGAGTTAATGTTACTGAGGCCGAGAAGATTCTGAGCCACATAGGAAATAGGCTGACTTTCACTTTCACCGTTGACCGTAACTCGATTGGCAACTAGCCTGCGACGGCCATCAATCACATCATTGGTCATCTCCCACTGGAAGCGTGGCTCCCAGTGGAAGTCATTGTCAGTAGCCTTTTCAGCGATGACAACAGCCCAGCCCGCGAAACAATGACTTGTTTCGCAAGCAGGACGCTTGCTGGCCCACCACTTCTGATCCCAAGTCTCGGGATGCAATTCGATGTGGCCGAGGACATCTTGTGCTAGTTCTACGTTGAACGTCATGCTTTGTCTCCCTTAATCATGAATTCTTCTGGCATCTTGCCTCTGAGGAAATTGTCGATGACTGTGATCCTGATTGCCTCCCGGTCGATCTTGGTGAATGGTCCGTACTCTTTGAACAAGTAACCCTCTGGGTAAGTGTACGTTGTCCTGGTAACTTCTCCTGTCCTGGTGACGAGTCTATTCTTGCGAGTATTGCACATTGCGCATCGCAGAGTTTCGTGGAACAGCTGTCGCCTCTTTTCTACTCTCACTGAGTATCCTACCCATTGATGACCGAAGTCTCGACACTGTAGGAAATTATCATTGAGAGTCTTGATGATATCCTGCACGGTAGGGGGAGTTACTACTTTCAGTACTGCTTTACGTGCCATCATGTTTGTGACCATTCCTCAAAATCGTCGGGTGTTTGACGATGACTACTTACTAAGTGATCATGCATTTTCGTGAAAAGGAACTTAGCCGTAACAATACTAGTCCAGTCTCCCCATTCCTTACCGCAGCCATGACAGTATAAGTAGTAACTTCCATGTGGCCTGTGGAGTACATCTATGTGCTGGAAAGGATTATAGCTAAAGCTCATCATTGATCCTCTGGGTAGGGATTACTGACAACATCTGCAACATCACTGAGAGAATTCCGAGCATTACGGAATGCTACTACTGCCTTTTCCTTTTCTCGGTAGTATGCCGCTAGTTTTCCATAGACAAACACAGGATTAGGACTCATATCGACTTGCCTGTCGATCATCCCAAGAAGTGTCATAAAATTCAGCTGTGGCTTAGTCATGTGCGTCCACTCAACTTTCAGTTTTGTAGTTTGTATTCAGGATCATAGGGCCAATTACCAAATCTTAGTCCATCAAGCATTGCACCCAGTAGTGCCAAGAGAACTCGCTTATTTTGATCGTCATCTCCAGCCCAATCTTTTTCAGCCTCATTCACTATCTTACCGAATGCTGCCTGCTCCTTTCCTGTAGGCGACAGGCGCATCGCTGCACTGAGAAGAAATGTCTTCACTACTTCGTAATCAGCGTCATCCATTAGTTCTCTTCCTCATAGTCGATGTCTGCCTCGTCCCAGTTGGGAGCGAAGCCTCCGTTAGCTAGCCACTGTACTAGATCGAACATCACAAGGCAAGCCTCTTTGTAATGTCCATTCTCTGCCTCTCTCCAGAAATCCTTAAGAGCTTTGTTAGGATCCATCAGTTTTCCTCTATCTTTTCCTTAGAGATATGATCTGCCAAGAAGTTCCATGACTTGATCGACATGGAGTACAGTTTGTTGAGCCTATCCCCTGCGATATGGAAATAGACTACATTGTCTATAGTGGATACATTGAACTCTACTAATTCTATCACCTTCCCTGATGCATCATAACGATTACCGTTCACTGCTCTACTCATCACCATTGTCATCATCTTCCTTATCGGTGTCGGGGTTATCGAAGACTGGCGGTTGCAAGTCTCCAGTAGGCGCATCGAAAGCATGCTTCAGCATTTCGTACAGGTCGCCTTGATCAACATTCGCAGCATCGAATGAGTTCAAGATGTTTCGCTTCTGCTCGATGAGTCCAGCCATCCAGTCATCCATACTATTCTCAACTCGCATGATATGAACCTGCGTCTTATTCTTTTGCCCAATACGATGGATCCGGTCGTAAGCTTGATTGTTAATACCAGGGTTCCAAGCCTCATCAAGAATAACAATAGCGGTGGCTTCCGTAAGGTTAATTCCAACGCCGCCCACCTGGAAGTTAGCAATACAGTTCTTCCACTTGGGCTCTTCTCCATATACAGGGTCAAAGTTTCTCCTGATCAGTTCACGTTGTTCTTGTGACGTGCCACCATAGAAACTACAAGCTGTCTCCCCGAGCCGGCGCTGCATCTCTTCAATAACCTTCGAGAACAATGAGAAGATAATAACCCTGTGACCATTGGCATTAAGCTCAGCAATAAGCTCTTCTGCCTTGTCCAGCTTGATACTCTCCCGGTAGTCATCACCAAAGTTAACAATCTCAGTGACCTGATTACCTTTCTCATCCAGCATGGGGTAACCATCCCACCCGATGACCGGCTCACGCAACTTAATTCCGCCAGGCCACACTGTCGCCTGACGCTGCCGCGTGATGAGTTCCAGGATCTGCATCGGCTTGCTTGCCTTGCCGTTGCTCATCATTAGTTGCGCACGCTTACGAAGCTGCTCTAGTACCTCAGCCTGTAGCGGGTACAGTTCAGCATCAAATTCTATCGAGTGAACAATAATTTCCTGTGGCGGTAGCTCGATACCAGTGTCTTTCAATTCACGCCTGATATAGAAGCTCTTAATCTTGTTAGCTAGCCTGCTGTCGCCGCCTGGCTTCCAGACAATCTTACCTGAGTAGACATTCCTATCACAGAAGTCACGAATAAAGGCAGCCTGTGAGGGGAACAATTCCCTGTTAATCAAGTTGAGCAGCGTGAAGATTTCTAGCGGGTTATTCAGGATCGGCGTGCCAGTCATCACGAGCATGTTCTTTACTGAGGCGACAGGCTGATTCTGACCTGTGATGTCGAGCTCATTCATGATGTGATTATTAGAGCAGATGCGCATGCCATCTAGCATGTAGCTAGTGCAGTTCTCTACCGGACAATTGTTCTTAGCATAGACCAATTCACGCAAGCCACGGAACGTGACACTATCTGCTGTCTTGGTCTCATGTGCTTCATCAATAATCACCATGTCGAACTGCATCGCAATCAGGTCTTGAATGATCCGGTTGTTACGAGCCCACGATTCATAGTTGATAATGAAAGTATACTCATCTTCATTAGCAAACATCTCCAGCCATACTTTCTGCTCAGAGTATGGCATCTTACCAATAATAACCGCGGCCCGATGTGGTGCAAACTCATTCATCTCTCGTTCCCAGCCACGCTGCACATCACCAGGACATACGATCAGGATCTTTTTCGCTTCCAGCATGTCCATGTCAGCAATACCAAGTCGAGTCTTACCCAAGCCCATGCCGTCAGCGCACAGCGCGCGTCCAGCGTTGGCACAGAAGTGCGCTCCATCGAGTTGGTGCTTGTAAAGAGTCTTGCGCCAAGGCTTGTCCTGCGTAATGCTATCGAAGTATTCTATGCGAGCAAGTAGTTGCGCCAGCTTCTGCTCATTCTCAATAGCAAGATCAAGCTGCCGCTGAGCATCATCACGTTCATAGCCGATGATTCTGATCTGGCGGCGTATATCAAACTTGGTCTGCTTATAGGCTTCACGTTGCTGCTTGAGCATCTCAGCCTGTCGCCTAAGCTCAGTCATCTGTCGCTCAATATCAAACAGCGCTGATTCTATCTGTGATTCTTCTTCGCCTGGCTTGAGCTTCTCATTCAGGTCAGTAAGTTCTAGTTCGTATTGAGCCAGAACTTGTTCAGCTTTTCTTCGCTCATCTTCAGGAGATAGTTCCGGCTCGGTCATTTATTAGTCTCCTAGTTCTACTGGGATGATATCATTATCAATGTGGTGGGATAGGACATGTTCTTCGATACTATCAATGATGGCATCTTTATCACCGCGCCACATAGCCGGTGTGACATAGCCTATTGAATTAGGTGCTGTCTCAGGCAAGCAAGCCCAGCAGTAGATGATTAGTTCTGGAGCTAGCACATTAGTACCTGGCATGTTAACTATCTCAATGCAATCATACTCACCGAACACATACTTACCGTTCATTATCCAGTACTCCATATCTATGAGAGTTGAACAGTTTCCGTAATCTAGTCACGCCACGCAATGAGTAAGGCGGCATGTGCTTGTCTTTAATCTTAACAGGATCAGGCGTGTGCCATCCGCATGAGCAGCCTAAATAATACCAGCCTGGCATATCTATCCCAGTGCGCACATAGACTAAAGTGTGCTGCTTGAGTTCTTTAGGCGACAGGTAGTGCTGTAATTGTTCTGTCAGCATGGCATAAGTAGCTTCACTGCGCACATGAGCAGCAACTAGTAGCTTGCACTTAGCATGAGCATCTATCCTGTTGCCGAGCCGGTCTACGTCCCACTGTTTTTCCGATTCCCAGCCACAGTGACACTTAGCATGAAATTGGTGGCAGTAAGGCCGATCTAGATAATCAATGGGAAAACGCGCTCCATGTAGTTGTTCCGAAAGTTCTAGCATGATCCTCCATTTCTTCTAGAGTCTGTTTCATGCTATGAATATCAGTGTAGGCATGTTTAGTTACGAATCCACAGTAGCACACAAGATGATAGGATCCTGGATAATCTTCAACAGGAACAGTATAACTCAGTTCCACTCCTGAATTACCGTGTCTGTTGATAGGAATTTGTTGTAGTCTGTCTCTGTTCATTAATTGCTCCTAGAAAATAGCATAGTAGTGGTAGTATGCATTAAGTGTAGCATAGTGCGGCCAGTCTGTCAATCCCCCATTCGAGTGAACCTCTAGTACATGATTATCCTAAAAGGTCCCTAAAATTTCCACTAGCATCATTAGCATCACTAGTATGATCTTCGGGAGGATCTTCAGGAGTGAGTAGTTCTAGTATCTTCTTGAGGATCTCAAGGTCTTTTTCATTATTACTGTCGAGTGAGATATTAATTCTTGCCATGATATCTCCTTTCATAGCCTAGGATCATAGTTTGGATCGCAGCGCGGATTATTTCTTGTGGCAGTCTATTCCATTCCTCCATAAATCCTGTTAGTAGTTGTTTGACTGCGGCCATGTCTTGCTGCGAAAGTTTATCCCTCTCCGCTTGAGTAATAGCTGTCATGCTAAAAACTGTGTGGCTAGTAGTAATGTTAGTGCCAAGCCTTCTAGGCGCAATAAGTGTGCCGGTTTTCCTGTCAATAATTAGCTCTCCTGTGGCTAGCCTTTTACCTTCTGGCGACAGGAAGAAAATAGCTCCCTCACCATCAAATAGTTCTGGCGTGATAGCAGCCCGCATCCCGCGCCGCTGCTGATCTATGCTAATCATTAGCCCTTTTCGTATCTCTATGTAGGTCAGTCCGTCAGGAAACTTATTCAAATACTGAACTATCCTCGTAGTGTTTCTTAGCAGGATCCCGGTAAGGGGAAATTTCGGCAAATCTACGTATGTCTCGAACGTCATTTCTGTAGGCATAATCTTCTCTCTGTTGAACATTGACCCAGGGGCTCTGCTCCATTAGGGGAAGAGAGCATGGGTTAGGGGCGGGCGACAGGGCCAAACGGGTAGAGGTTGGGTTGAGTAATGGTGAAATGGATCATGGGATAATGGTCGCAGAAATGGGGGGAAAACGCAACCTAGATCCATAACCGCAGGTAGGATGGTGTAGTTCGGTTGGCTAAAGGTTCAATCTTGGTAAATTATTTATAATTGACCAAAGGTCGGACCAAAAGCGGCCCTGGGATGGTACTTAGGGCTACTGCCCCGTACCAGGGGCCGCGGGCCACCGAGCGCGTTTTCCAACTAATTAATTATATGCAACCTCAAAACAGCTATATTATCAGAATCACCACCACTAGTGCGCTGAGTCGAAAACATAGCATAGCTAGTACAGACAGAAATAACCCCCGGTTAAGGGGGTTATTTCTAGCCTATGACAGCTAACTTAGAAGTCTAGGCCCGCATCATCATCGTTATCATTACCCAGTACCTGATTCAGTGTAGCTTCACTGGCATGCTGACCGGCATTGGGATCGGAATCCTGTTGCGCAGCGCGAGCGCGAGCAGTCTTACGAGACAGGTAGGTCAGGTCGAATGTGTCGCTCTTATCATTGTTCGTGATAGTGAACGAGTAAGTGCGATCATCTACCAGATCCCGAGTCCCGGCTGAGTTCTCCAGCTGAGTAGTCAGCATGGCAAGAGGCAAGCTAGTTTCGTTCGCAAGCTGGCCAAGAGTCTTGCTCTGCAATTCAGTACCGTTGCGCTTGATGGTAGCAAAGCTAGGCTTCCATCCTGTGCTGTCGCCAGGAGCAGAATTACCTGCCTTGGAACTAGCACCCTTACGCTTGCCGGAGCTCAAGTTAGCTACCGTAGGGAGACTGGACACGAAACTCTTGTAGCTCTCACTGACAGGAGTGGCATCGAAAGTTTTCTTGACACCCTGAAGAGAGCTCAAGTTCATGCCATACATCAGCGCGGCAGTCTCGTAATCCACAGAACTATTCTGTTCGGCGACGATCTGAGCAATCGCAGCATCGCGGGCTTCCTGAATTTCCTGTGCAAGTTTCTTTGCAGCCGCTTCATAGGCATCCTGCTTCGCCTGCTTTTCGTCAAGTGCAGCCCTGTCGCCATCAAACCGCGGATCGCTCTGGAAAACTTCACCGGCGCGAGTATTCGCGTGATGCTGCTGGAGAATAACTTCACCCTGCTTCTGAAGTTCTCCGAGCAAATTCTTAACCATTTCGACCTGAACGGCAGACTTGCGAGAGCTACCAGCGTAATTCAGAATATCCTGTGGAAGTGATGCAGGAACGCTGGGAAGTTTCGCATCGGGAACTACTGTCTGTGAGCCTTCTGCGCTGTCGTCCTGCTCGCTAGGCTCAGTCAGGTCCGGGGAGATGGTGGTCATGTGGTGCTCCTTCTGGTAGGTGTTCGGTGTCCTGCTCTGTAAGTACTACTATACGCACATGGGCACATAATGTCAAGGTTCATTAGAGTGAACATCATACAGTAAACAACAGCTACCCAGCGTGTGCGGCGCATTGAAACAAAACCACCACCACAGCGTGCGCTGAGTTTAAACGGCGCCACACACCACCACCACCACCACGTTTCAGCCGACGCACGAAAAAACCCTGCCGGGACCGAAGTCCCGGCAGGGTCAGGCAACCGACTACCGGTCAGTACATGTAGC